CTATGCGGGAATAGGAACTTCCGCTGTCGGAAGCCGACTGAAGATACTTTTCGCGCTCGGTTTTAACCTGTACAAGCAGTACCTCAAGTTCTTCAACAGTATAGTCGCGTTTATAGTTGTAATTCGCCATATTAAATTGGCGAATGTCAAAAAAGTTATTCTACCTTTAAATTCTCATTTCCGATTATCTTCAACATCAGTGCACCCGCACAATTCATAGCTTCACAGTCAAGGTAGTGATTGGGGCGATTGCCGATTTGTTCCCATATCCACGAGTTGCCTTTTTTTATGCGGTGTTCGGACTCCATTTGTTTTAGGTAGTCTTCGGAAATATCCGTCGGCACTTCCCAAGTCGCGCCGTCTTCAGGGTTTTGATTGCGCCTAATCCTCGCCAAAGTGTCCTTAACATTGAGATTGCTCCAAAAGTGCATACGGCACTTGGCGTCTCTTGAAATAAAGATGTTCTTAACAGGCGAATAGAACCGCAAGACGCTTTTGCCCTGTGGCAATCTATGTACAAAGTTTGCGCGATTGTCGCCCATTAAGGCTATCCAATGGTGTTTCCCGCATTGCTTATAGACCTCATACGAATTGTAGCCTGCGTCTATAAAAACGAGATTGGAGAGTATTGAAAATCTCTGTTGAATATCCTCTATGTCTTCCCACGTTAAAACCTTTTCATGCCATAATAGGCGGCTTGAACCCTGCGGACTCCAAGAGCGCACAACCAAGTAGAAATGGTCCATCTGGACGTCAACCGTCATAATCCTAAGCGGCGCGATACATTCTCCCTCTGCAAATGGCTGTGATATGATTTCGCCTTTCTTGTTGAAACCGCCTTCTTCGCTCCAAGATTCCCCCTGATTGTATCCAGATGACGCAATTTCCAGTCGATAGTCTTCGGCAAATTCCTTCCAAGGCAATGCAAGACGCTTTTGATAAAACTGTTGAAGCAAAGAACTGTCGCCCTTACGAGCGGCAATTTTTGCCCTAAGATACAGTTCTGCAAGTTTTCCCCAAGACATAGAAGCAAGAGCATTCCAGTGAAAGCCTACATTCTCCTCAGCGGCATTCGGATTTAAGGGAATGAATTTTCCGTCTTTGTTGAGAATACGCCTCATTCTGTCTGTGTCTTCAAAGTATTCCCCACATTCAGCGCATTTTAAGGCGGTATTTTGATTTATCTTGGCAAAGTCGTATTCGCCGTTCTCGTCCTTATAATTGTCGTCCCACTCTATATTTTCCCACTTAAAAGGAACGTATTTGCCACATTTTGGGCATTTATAATGCCATTCCCGCATATCGGTAGTTTCAAATTTGCGATGGGTGTCGTCGGCTTCTTCTCCGCCTTGACTCATAAAAACACACTTGCCGAGCCAACCGAACGCTGTTGTTCTTGCCTCCGCTTCAGCCATATGACCGACGGGCCATCGCCAAGTTTCGTCCCCAAACAGCCAACGTATGGAACGCCGTTGAAGATTCGTCTTGTTATACGCCCCCAACAACCAAAGCGTCATTCCGTTTGAAAAGTGGATTGTGCAGTTGCGCTGTTTATTTTTGTTCTTGGGAAATAGCTTTTTTACCGGCTCGCAACTTTCAAAGAGTTTTTGCAGGCGGCTTTCCGATTCGTCTTTTGCGTCTTCGTCCGTCTGGTCGAGCCACAAGCAGGGTCCGGGCAGGTTCGCGATTATGTAGCAAAGCGTAAGCTCTGGGCTTGTCGTCTTGGAGCTTTGAACAGCGGCAATAATCGAAACAAGGCGGATTTTGGGATCAACGATAGCTTCCATAACCTCTCTAATCCAAGGCGAATTTTCGCTTCTGAAAGGTCCGGGCATCGGAGAGAACGGAATGCTCTTTATATGCTCCTCGCACCAACGCCACGGTTCTCTGCGGTCGGCGGGAGTCCAAGCGTCCTTGAGAATATCCCTAAGCTTCATTTCGTTAAAAGCCAACCGCAGAACTGCGATTCTTTGAAGACTATTTCCGAATTGAAGCCGATTGCGCGAAATTCCGCTTCGTTGTCGGCAACGGTTTTCGGATACATACAACCGCGCAGGGCTTTTGCCTTGTTGATGATTTGCTCTGACGAAAAGCCGTTTTTAGCTTTCATTTCCCAATAGAGCTGTTGCAAAATGTCCTGCATTTGCGAAGTAGAGCCGAGAACTTTTTCAACGACGAACATTCCGCCCGAATTTTCAAGGCAGTGGTAAATGCGTTTTAATAGCGCATTTCGGGCGTCAGGACGCAGGAATTGCAAGGTGTAGAGCGAAACTGCGTAGGAAAAATCGGGCAGGACAAACGGCTTTTCGAGGTCGGCAAAAGTGATGTCTACGCCTTTTGTTTTCGCCTGATTTATCATCGCCTGCGAATTGTCGTAGCCGATGAGATTGAGCGTTTTTGAATGGCGGCGTTTTATTCTACGCAGTGTTTCGCCTGTCGAAGCCCCAAAGTCGATTACCGTTGAATCAGGGTATGTGAACCAGTCGGAAAATGTCTCCGCCAAATCCTGAACGTGAACGTAGTTGGGCACGCTCTTCCTGACGTGCTTGTCGAATTCGGGCGCGACGTGTTCGTCGAACACCCAGTTGCTCTGTCTTGAAATAATTTTATCGTCCGTATGAAGCTTCATACAAGACGGCAAAGTGTCAAAAAAAGAGCCGATTGCTCGGCTCTAATTTGCTATGCTACACAGGTTGCAAGTTTGCGGAACGGTTTGACGGATTTCTTTATTTCCGCCGCTTTCGATATTTCCAAAAGTCTGCGGTCGTAGTCGTATTGCAAATTCAACCAGAAACGTTCACTCATATTAAAGAAAATCGAAAGCCTCAACGCATATTCCGCATTTATGCGAAGTTTGCCGTGTACGATTTCACTCACCCTTGTTTCAGGTATTCCCAAACCCTTTGCAAGTTCTCTTTGCGAAAGATTCAAAGGCTTCAAAAATTCTTCCAAAAGAATCTCTCCGGGAGGTGTTAAATGTAATTTTTCAGTACTCATAATATATTTCCTTTCTAATGATAATCCTCAATTAGAACGTCGTAAGCGTCTCCTTTTATCTCGTCATATTTAAAACACACTCTCCATTGGTCGTTGATTTTTATACTCCATTCGTCCTTGCGGTCTCCTTTCAATTTCTCAAGGTGGTTTGATGGAGGATTTCGCAAGTCTTCTATTCTGCCTGCGGAATTAACCATCAGCAATTTCCTATGCGCTCGAACTTGAATGTTCTGCGGCAATTTTCGACTTGCCTTTAAGTTGAAAATCTTTTCCGCTTCTTTGTCTTTGAAGCTTATTATCATATCGGCATACTTACAAACTTCGTAAGTTGAGTCAAGAATTATTTACAGATTTTCGTAAGTTTATCTAAAATTAACTTTAAATGCTTTATTTTAGCATGCTATTCCAAAGAAGAAAGCTGTCATTATTCGTAGTGAGTCCACATTCTGAGGACTTTTACCACTCTTTCCTTTTCATAAACTTGATAGACAAGGCGGTGTTGAATATTTATGCGCCTTGAATATGCGCCAGTCAAATCCCCGACCAATGCTTCAAACGGGGGCGGATTTTGAAATGGATTCTTCTCGAGAATTGAGAGTAAATCTTGAGTTTTGCCCTTCAATCCGCTTGAAGCAATCTTCTTTGCGTCTTTGCGAGCTTGGGCGGTATATACTAACTCGTACATAAATCTACCAATCAAGCTTTTTAGAGCACTTTGATATGGGGGTTTTCATACCCTTCTTTATGGACTCACTCATTCCCTTTATTGAGTTGAGGTACAATGTTTCCTGTATGGCATTCCAATCCGCTTCGGAAATCATAACGGCATTGGCGCGTTTGCCAGTTATCACGATTGGCTTGGAAGTCCTCGCAACCTCGTCTATAAGTGAATAGAGTTTATTCCTTGCAAGAGTTGAAGATATTGCGGTCATGATAATCCTTTCTTTTTCTTATGAACGTACGCTATTGCGTACGTTATGTCAAGGAGATTATCGACAAATTATTTTAGTCTTAACATCTTCTGCCCGTAAAGGTTCTATATTATAACACAAATACATGCCTCTTGTCTTTGGATTGCTTTCTATCCCAAAATAATCCTTTCCATTCCTGCCGTGTTTCGGGAATATATAACGCAACAACAAGTCTTCCTTGATTTCGGGAGGAGTGGCGGAAATTTCAGCGAAATACGCTTCTTGCGGTTGCCAATCTGTCAGAAGCTTTATGCGTTCCAATGTAGCCTCACGATACTTTTGGGGGCGAGCCGTTATAAGAATTGCGTACTTATCTCTCAAAAAATCCACAAGCCACTGGCGATATGTCTCCTGCTCAATCTGCCTTGAAAACGGCGTAATGCGCGGCTCTCCCCATTTGGGGGAGTTGCCCACAAGCGTGTAGTTCAAATCAACCAAATATTTCATAGCGACGTTTAAATGCGGTGATTGCTTCCTCAACCAATCCCATACGGCTACCGTCAGGGTAAGGCAAGTCAAAC